TCATCAATCGGGATATCGCGCCGAATGTGGAAAACGCGGCGCTTGTCCACCAGGTTGCGCTTTTTCGCCGAGCTATCCCACACCATTGAAAGCGGGTCGGTGTGGTCAATCTTGGGATCGCCCTTCGGGTTTTCCTCGTAGTCCAGACGGGTTTCCGTCCAACCCATGCCGCAAACGATCATGTCTCGAAAGGCGTCGCTTTCCTCATCTTCCGCGCCGCATTCCTGCCGAAACCACTTCGCGGCCGAGGTCATCAACTCGTTAACTTTTACGTCGCCTTCCGTTCGCGGGATGAACTGGACTTCCTGGCGATTGCCAATTTCCTGCCCGGCAACGCTATCAATCACCGGGCCGATGCGGTTGAAAATCACGACCGGCCGCTTTGCGTCGATCAGGATATTCTTGTCATCCTGCGTTAGCTGTTCGCCGGCCTCAAAGTCGAAATCCTCGTGAGCTTCCTGGCGCCATTTGACTTGGCCGGCGCTGTCATAGTCGCGCCGAAACCAGCCTTTCAGCTTGGAAAAGATCGCTTCGCCATCCTGCGACGCCGCCTTGTCGGACTTGGCCGCCTGGTTGTTGTAACCGTCCATAGCTTATGCGCTCTCCCAAGAACCACCGCGCGAGCGCCCCGAGCTCGAATAGCGAGCGCGTGGCGTCGGCGCATATGGCGCCTCATAAAGAATTGCGAGCAGCCCGAGGGCGTCCGCGGCGTGGCTAGACCAATCGTGATCGGGCCCGAGCCCGATGTTACGATCATCATCTGAACGCTTTTCGTGATACCAGCCGATCGCGTCTAAGCCGGCTTCCACTTCCACCGTGGAATTGAAGTAGATGGACGGGAAAACGCGCCGCAGAGCTTCAATGCGCTGCATCGCCGCGCCGGCGCCCTGGTTCGGGGTCGGCTCCGCCGCCTCAAAGCCAGCGTCGCGCCAATGGTCGACATACCGCTTTCCGGTGATCGCGTTGGCGTTCACGCCGTCGTGCGGCAGATGGATCACCGCCCGGCCCCAACCGCGCGTGCGGAGCGCGTCCGCGTAGTATTCGAGCGCCTGCCCCTGCCCCTCGATATAATCGAGGATCCGGATTTGCGGGCCCACCCACTGCGTTATCCAGATCGCCATTGCGTCCGCCTTCGCGCCGGCGCCGCCAATGTCGAAGATTGCTTTAATCGGCAAGATCGGATCCGCGTTTAACGCCATGATCCGGCCTTGCGCGCGAACGTCAGCGAGTTGGCGAGCGAAATAGGCACCATCCAGCGCCTTAACGAAATCGCCTTCCCAGACGTGGCTATAAGTCTCTGGGCGGGCCTTCAAATCGTCGCGCCGCGTCCGCTCGAGGATCTTCGGGAAAAACGGGTTATCCCGGAAATTGAGCTCTACGATTTTCGAGCCTTCCGGCGGATTTACCCGGAAACGCTTGTTGGTCGCGCTCTTTTTGCGCTTCGGATTCCAGGTAACCCAGATTTCCGCATCTTCCTCGCGAACGGTCGGAATTGCGGTCGACCAGGCGGTTTCCGTAGTCGGTTCGGCCTCATCGACCCACAGCAGCAAAATCCGCGCCTTGGACTTGATGCTTTCCAGGTTGTGCCGCAAACCTACAAACTTGTATTCGATCCGCCGGCATTTCGTCCGAATGTACTTTTCGCCGACGTCGTAGAAATCGGCCAGCCACGGTTCCGAGGCAATGGCCGCCTTAACTTCCGCCATCGAGCTTTCATCAAGCGAATTCATGAACTCGCGGCCGCAGAGGATAATCCCCGAGCGGCCGGCTTGCGCCCACACCATGCCGCGGACCGCCGTCATTTTGGCGAACGATCGCGTTTTGGCCGAGCCGCGGCCGCCATAGGCGCCCCGAAACATCGCCTCGCCGTCAAAGACGGGGACGAGCTTCGGGGGCAATTTTACTCGAGCGGTAGTCACGCGATCAGAGCGGCTTGTCGATCGCGTCCGTTTCAGCCAGGCCGCCGACTATGCGCCCCGCCGAGGCCGCGATTTCCGCCACCTTCGCCCGCGCCGCCTCCGCCTGCGCCGCGAGCTCCGCCACCTTGGCCGCCTGCCCGGTCTGGTACGGCATCCATTCGCAGAAATAGCCGTGTTGCGGATAGATATCGCCATCCTGCAAAAGCTGGACGCTCGTCATGTTGAACGACTTCCCGTAGTGATCGGAAACCGTCAGGTTCACCATGCGATCGTTCCAGACGTACGCGACTGACGCGTTGCAAGGCTGTTTCGGGTCGATCGACAGGAAGTCCGGCACAGGATGCACGCTCGAGGGAGTGAACCACACAACGCGGCCCACGGTCGGTTTAATCATCGTTGAAGCCTTTTCGGGCTGTTGAAGGGATTGGACGTCTCTCCGCCGTGCGACTTCGAGCGACTGCGCACAGTTAAGTCGGGTGTCAACATTAAAGTTTCGCTAGCGTTGGTCCAATCTTGGACCATCTGTCGCAGACTCGTTTGGTACGGTCCGGGATAATGGTGAAGCGTCGATCAGGGGGTTAGGTTTCTATGTTCACGAATCTCAATACGGATCCCAAGAAGAAGCCGCGGCTTGTTGGAGAACTCGGTGACCTCTCCCATACCAAGATCAGGCCGAGCGTATTTAGGTACTTGAGCGGCACTGAGATTTTCGGACAAGAGGGGCCCGCAGACTATATCTATCAGGTAATTGAAGGCGCGGTTCGAACTCACAAGCTGTTATCTGACGGTCGCCGCCAGATCGGGGCCTTTCATTTGCCCGGCGATATCTTCGGCCTTGAGAATGGAGCTCTCCATCGCTTCACAGCTGAGGCCATTGGTGAAACGACCGCACTCCTCGTTAAACGTGAAAGTCTGGAGCGCGAGGCGAGAAACGATCCTGCGATTGCTCGAAGCCTACTCACCTTGATGACAGACAATCTTCAGCGTGTCGAAAACCACCTCTTACTTTTGGGCCGCAAGACAGCGGAAGAGCGCGTGGCGGCGTTTCTGCTCGAGATGAATGATCGATTGGCTGCACCAGGAGCGGTGGCCCTTCCAATGACCCGCCGCGACATTTCAGACTATCTCGGCCTGACTGTAGAGACGGTGTCACGCGCGATATCTGCATTTAAGCGGAAGGGTTACCTCAAGGTGGAAGGAGACTTTAACCGAGATATTGTTGTGCTCAATCCAGCGGGCTTAGCTGATTTAGACGATCGGGCCCAATATCGCCGCGGTGTGCCGAGGGGCTGACCTGTTTGCGTTATCCGATGCGCGGAGCGCATCAGCCGGGTCGCCGACGTCCGACCGCTCGAGGATCGCGCGGATCTTCGCCTTGTCGGCCCACATCAGAGCGACCGCCAGAGCTTGCCGGCGAGCCTGGTACAGCCGACCGAGAGCGCGACAGGCACGAAAGCAGCCCCGCACAAATGAGCGATGCCGCCCACCGCGGAGCCGAGCAAAGCCGCCTCGGCCCGCGATCGGTGACGACGGCGCGGATCGAGCGGCCTTTTGCAAATTGGTGATCGTCAGCCAGGTGCCGAAGGCCGACGTTCCCGACGTTCGAGAGCGCGCTGACGACGCAGGCGCTTACTAAGCAGGCGCTTCTGCTCCCGCAGCTTCTCGAAATCCTCGGCAAGTCGCAGCAAATCCTCGGCAAGTCGCAGCCAGCTTGTCGCATCAACTGGACTGAGAGCCCTTGCCGACTTTTCCCGACATTGCCCTGCTTGCCTGCGGAACCTGTCGGCGTCGTGATTGTCGCTGGACATGGCAATCCAATGACGGTCGCCGACTGGAAGTTCCAAACTATCCCGCCCTCGGACTTGTTGAGCTTCTGGCGAAGCCTCTATGAATGCTCGCATGTCGCGAGCGTAGTCCGTCGCCTTCTGTTTTGGCTTTTCTTCGGCCATGCCCCAAGGATTTAGAGCCGCCGGCCATGCACCCTTGATCCAAATCAAGGCCGCGACGCCTACTTATATTGTGCACAGCACAATGCGGCGCGGCGACCGCTAGGAAGGCGGCTGCGGGCTTTAAAAGAAAACGGCGATGCTCACTAGGACGCTTGTTAAGAGACCAAGGCCGATTACGCCGACTTTGAAGGCAATATCGGTGTCCATGTTTATTCCCCATTGCGAGACGAATATTCGTCCTCAGGGTGAGCGGCTGCGAATCACACCTCAGTGAGGAAGGCCCGCGGGTCATGCCAGGAAGGCCATCCGCCGATCGCGGAGCGCGTCAGTAGCCACAGCGGCGCCGACGTCCGACCGATCGAGGATCGCGCGGACCTTCGCCTTATCGGTCGCAGACATGCCCCAACCCTCGCCCCATCGGGTTTGGATGCCGACGCCGTGCTTTCGGAGCTTGCGGCGCAGCTTGCATATCTGGACGTCCATAACCTTCGCATCCGGCCAATCACATTCCGGCCGGCCGGCGTAAAGGACCGTGTAAAGCGAGGCATGCGAGACGAACGCGCGTTTCATCAGCATACCCAGGATCGGCGACAAGCCCGGCTCGAGCCCGAACACGTCGCGGAGCCTGCTTGTTAGCGACCGATCGACGCCGAGAACGCGAGACAATTCCTCGACGCGATCGCGAAGGCGCTCGTTTTCGTCGCGCAGACGATCGGTTTCGGTCATTACGGGCTACATCCACCGATGCCGCGGGCAATCCCGACGAGCGTCAACAGAATGCAGATGAACAAAAACGGGTGATCGACCGCCCAATTGAGCAAATCCATTTAGTCCCCCTTGCTGTGAAGATCAGACGCGGGCGAGCCCGCAATAGCCCGTTGCAGCACCAGGAACCCGCCTTCCGGCATCCGTCCGATTAGCCCAACTAATTGGCGGCCAATCACAAGACGTGAAATCGGTGTTGCGCTATAAGAGACATGCGGTCGCGATCTTGCTGCCGCTGCCCTCCTTGGGCGTTTCCTCCCTAGACTTGGGCCGCTTGTCATTCAAGCGGCCCGTTTTTCGTGAAGCGCAACGCCACGCCAGCTTCTTGCAGTGAAGCTTCGTGTCAAACTGTGATGTTGGTTCATTCCCCCTCGCCTTCCTCGCGATCCGGGATCGGCACCGCGACCAATTCAATGCGGGTGATCTCTTGCTTGATCGGCCCGCCGTCCAGTCCCTGGAGCTCTTGCGTTACCTTGTCGCCGTACTTTTTCGGCGCCATGCGAGCGGCGAGCCACTTCCGGCTATCAACCCGAAGCCTCGAGCGCGCCACGAATTCAGCATTCATCCGGACAGCCCCCGTTTCGGGATCCGTCACCGCGTCCTCGCTGCTATCGTCTGATATCTCTAGGATTTCTTCTGCCAGGAGCGTTGCCCGAGCGTCCATCGCGCGCGCGTACTGCTCTTGAAACGCTTGATGAGCGCCGAGCCACCGGAAAACCGTCGACAGGGCCGGCATATTGTCGTCGCGACAGATCGAACGGAGGCTTTCGCCCTCACCCATCCGAGCGCAGATCACATCAACGAGTTCCGGGGAATAGTCAGAAGGCCGAGCCATAGGGGATTATTCGCCCTCTAAGCCCAGGTCATTGCTGATCTGGCCGAGCTCCGCCATCACGTCGGCGGCCTCGCCCTCGATCGCGGATGCCATCTTGCCGGCAACGTGAACGGTTGCGGTTTTGGCCTCGTTCAGCTTGCTTACAGCCTCGCCCACCTTCGCGATGCCTTCGCGCTGCGCTTGAACCACGCCCTCGCGGGCCTCGTTCATCATGGCTTTAAGACCGGCAGCGAAGCCGCCCGGTTTTGGCGTGCTCATCGGCTCAACCTTTCGGGGTTCAGGGTTTAGGGAAATGGATGGAAGGAGCGCCGCGGTTTGCTTGTCCGCCGCAGACCGGCCGAACTTCGCCAGGTCCGCAGCCTCACGGATTGCGTTTTCTATGTCCTGGTCCGTCGCCAACGGGTCGACCGCAGCAATCAAGCCGTTAAAGCCGAACACTTGCCGGCCGCCGATCTGGGTCAACGTCAAGGTTTCAATCCCTGCGACATCAGCCAGGCGCATTTTCAGATCGGCAATCGACATCGGCAGACCTCGCAACGAAAAACCCGCCCTCGCATGGAAGCGGGAGCGGGCAAGTCAGACTGGCAGGAAAGGCAGAAGTTGCGGACACAAGCCGCCCGGCGGGTGAAACATTCACCGGCCGAGAGTGAAAGAGACTGATTTGCCTTTCGTGTTCAATAACGTTCCGACGTCACCGCGCGGTTTCGGTGGATATCTTTGAAACATGCCGAACTTTACGATGAATGTCGGCTTTCAGGGGTAAAGCGGAAGCAACGCGTACATCGCAAAACCGTCGCTTTTGACCCTAAGCCGACGTCGATGTTCAAGGCAAAATGAGTGGTTTGCCTCTTATTTGCGTCGCCTACCGTACATAGTGGGTATACGGTAGAAACATCTTCGGCAGCGGATGGGCGCGCCGGGGACTGAGA